ATCAGATTTGGGCTGATAAAATGCGAGCGCAGTTGGGCGATGACAGATTTCGCAGAGAAATGGGACTTGAATTTTTAATCGCAGACGAAACATTAATAAATCCCAGCACATTGATAGAACTATCTGGTATAGAACCTATTAACAGAATGGGACAAGTTAGATGGTATGAAGAGCCAAAAAAAGGAAATATTTACGCAGTCGGATTGGATCCGTCGCTGGGTACTGGTAGTGATCCAGCTGCTATACAAATATTTGAAGCAAATACTACTAAACAAATAGGCGAATGGAAACATAATAAAACAGATATTCCTAGCCAAATAAAACTGTTAGCACAAATAAACAAATATATCGTTGACAAAACAAACGAACCTAACAATATCTATTACTCATTAGAAAATAATTCTATCGGTGAAGCAGCGTTAGTATCATTAAATGAATATGGTGAAGCAAATATTCCGGGCATATTTATGAGTGAACCGGGAAAGAAACGCAAAGGATTTAACACTACTAATAAATCAAAATTAGCCGCTTGCGCAAAGTTTAAAACATTAGTAGAAAGTAAAAAGATGAAGATAAACAGTCGTAGTTTGATATCAGAACTAAAAGCGTTTATTGCTCACGGTGGTAGTTATGCCGCTAAAGTAGGTGATAATGATGACTTAGTAATGTCTACACTTTTAGTAGTTAGAATATTACAGCAACTAAGCGATTATCATTATGATTTAGAATCTCAAATGCGTGATCACGACAGCGACATTGCGCCATTACCTTTCTTTGCTGTTATCAGTTAATAAAGATAAATACTCTATTAGTTTAGGAACAATAAAATGGCCATTGACCAAGAATCTTTTAATACAGACCTTTATAAACTTTTAAGAACTAGAGGTTATAAACCAGTTCCAAAAGACGCTAAAAACCAACGCACTCAGCCTCAGGCAGCAGAAGTATTTAACTTTACTTTTACAAAAGATGGTAAAGATTATGGTGATGCTTGGGTTACTATAGATGATGCACAAAAAGTAATTTTATATTATGATAACGAACAAGAAGAAAGCCCACCTGGTAAAAGTCCTGGATTAGATTATGACGATTCTTGGTCTGGATTAAAAAGACATTTAAAGCAATGGTCCATGAACAAACAACTTTCATTTGAATTAAGAAACAAAGACGAATTAGGTGACGATATGGCACAACGAGATTATGTTAAAAAGAAAGAAAAGATGAATGAAGGTTACCATTCAATGGGTAACAAAGCAAGTTATAACGACAACATACCTGCTGTTAAGATTATCTTACAACACAATCGTAAGATAGAAGAAGGGGAGCAGCGTTATAGAAACATTGCTAAAATCTTTTTAGAAAACCAAGAAGGTGAAAGATTTTTAGCACCAACTACTCGCCCGGGTATAGCACAAATATATGCTAGACATATTGCTGAAGGCGGTGTACCAAATGATGAACGTTGGAATCACGTTAAAGCACTGTGCGAAGAATACAGCAAAATGGCTGGCTTTGTTCGCGCAACTAAAAACAAACAGTTTAATGAATCTGCACAATCATTAGTAAATGAAGGCATTAATCATTATCAATCATTGCGTGAAACACTAGGTAAGTTACGCGGTCATAGAGGGTACAATATGTACTTTGAATCGTGGACTCCTGCATTGATGGAAGATGATACAGATGGTACACAGATTAATGAACTGTTTGTTCAAGAAACCGTAGACCCAAGAATTGAAAGTGTAATGCCAATCTTATCAAGACTACATACTAAAATAAGAGAAACTCCAGTGAAAGAAGTTAAAGAATTAGAAGAATGGGCAGAAAGTATTTCAACTATAATTGAAACTGAACAGCAATCCTCGTCAAAACTGAAAGTAGGCGATGATGTAATATGTGATTACACAGGTAAACCAATGCACGTAACATATGTCCATTCTAGTGGTAAAGTTAAGTTGGCAAATGAAAAGGGAGAACCGCAGCCCAACTATCGCAATCCAGAAAATCTAAAAAAGATTACTTCTGATATTGGCGAAGGTGAAGAAATTTCAGAAATCGCCCCTGTAGTTGGAGCCATTGCCGGTCGTGCATTAGCAGGCGCTGGCAGGGTTGGTCAGACAGTTGGGTCTGTTGTAGGTCAGGGAATAGCAGGAGCACTATCTGGGAATGACGAAGTTGAAGAAGACTTAGATGCTGATCAAAAGCGTGTAGGCCAACTTGGACCAACTGAAAAAGTAGGTAAAGCGGGTGCTGTTGGTAAATTGGTTGGTGCAAATGAAGCAGTAGCACACGATTCTACTGAAGAATCAGTTATCATGGATATCGTAAATGGTAACATAGACGCATACCAAGTTATGAACCATCCCAAAACAAAACCACAACAAAACGTCGCCGACATATTACAACAGATGTATGATGACGTTACTACTGACCACCCCCTACACTCCGACGATGACTTTGAAAAGATTCTAAACATAGTGGTTGATCGTCTAGCCGACGAGTATGATCCCTATCCAATGTCCGAATCCATCAACGAAAATGCTCAAGATTCTGTAGCAAACGCACTGTATACCAGAGTAACTCGCGTTAGAACTGATTTACTTAACAAATATGGAATAGGAGCTATTAACGATGCTATAGACGAAATTAGTTCACGTTTTGCCGGAGAAGAATTAGACGAAATCGGTTCAAGTGATGTAAGTGGCTGGATAAGAGAAATGGAACAAATACTAGCAAGTAGTTCTAGTATGAATGAAGGTCAAGACGATCTAGACATGATAAAACGATTGATCAAGTAAAAGGGTAAACTAGTTGTTCAAAAACCGCACTTTATTGTGCGGTTTCCTTTTACTGGGTATAAATACTATTGACATATTCACCGACAAGTAGTATTATTGTTTATGTTAGTTAGATAAAGGTATCTAACGAATATTGAAAGACCCAAAGACCATCTTAGGCACTTAAAGGAGACCAACTCATGGCATCGTTAGCAGACATTCGTGCTCGTATCGCAGCACAAGAAAACAAATCAAACAACAAATCATCCGGCCCATCTGACAATTCAATTTATCCTCATTGGAATATTACTGAAGGTACAACAGCTACTATCAGATTTTTACCTGATGGTGATTCAAAAAATGAATTCTTTTGGATAGAAAAACAAGTTATCAAACTTCCATTCAATGGTGTAAAAGGTGACTCTAACGCAAAACAAGTTACAGTAACTATTCCATGTATGGAAATGTATGGTGAATCTTGCCCTATTCTAGCAGAAGTTCGTCCTTGGTATAAAGACGAATCATTAAAAGAAATGGCAAACAAGTACTGGAAAAAGCGTTCTTATCTTTTTCAAGGTTTTGTTCGTCAAAATCCAATGGGTGATGATACTACTCCCGCAAATCCTATTCGTAGATTTATTATTTCTCCACAATTGATCCCTATCATCAAAACTGGTTTGATGGATCCTGAAATGGAAGAACTGCCAACACACGCTACTCGCGGTTTAGACTTTGTTATTCGCAAGACTAGCAAAGGTGGTTACGCAGACTACTCTACTTCTAACTGGGCACGTAAAGAAACTGCTCTTACTGAAGCAGAGCAAGCAGCTATTGATGCACACGGCTTGTTTAACTTGTCAGAGTTTCTTCCAAAGAAGCCTACACAAGCAGAAGTGGCTATCATGAAAGAAATGTTTGAAGCATCAGTAGATGGTCTTCCCTTTGATAACGAAAAGTGGGGTACATACTTCAGACCTTATGGATTAGAAGCTCCTGCAAGTTCTTCTAGTACACCTGCTGCACCTGCTGCAACTAACACTTCAGCATCAGCAAGCACAAATGATGATCTTCCGTTTGAACCTGACGAACCTGTAGTAGTTCCTACTACTGCAATGTCAAGTGACAAGGCACAGGATATTCTAGCTAAAATTCGCGCTCGTCAGAATCAGGCTTAATACCCTATAAAGAGGGGAGAAATCCCCTCTTCTTTTTAGGAGAATAATTATGACCATGCCTGATCAAAGATATCACGCATTAAAGCAGTCTAGAAAATTTATAGAAGAGTTATGCGACCCTGGTAAAACTCCAAGAGTACCTAGTGCGGTTAGAGATCGTGCTAGAAGTTTACTAAAACATTTTCCTCTTGATTCAGAGTTAAATTATATCGCAGAAGCTTGTCCTGAATATCTTGATAATAGTTCAAAGACTGCTAAAATAAGAGTATTAAAATAAGAGGAATATATGGGTAAGATTACAAAAATTAATGAAAATTTTTCACTAAATTATAATAGCCGCGAAGCAGACAGCGGTGATACTGTTATGGATTGCAGTATTAGCTTTGATAATCCCAAAGACGATAGCACAATAATTCATAGACTGAATACATGGCTTAAAGCTATCGGTCGTTCGGATATTGAAGTCGCTCCTAAGGAACATCCTAAGGGAGTAAAGTAATATGACAAAACCGTTTGATCTTTCTAAGTTTAGAAAAGACATTACAAAATCTATTGATGGTTTAAGCATTGGTTTCAATGACCCTACTGATTGGGTCAGCACCGGAAACTATGCCTTAAACTATCTGATATCTAGCGACTTTAATAAAGGTGTTCCGCTAGGTAAAGTTACAGTATTTGCAGGTGAATCAGGTTCAGGTAAATCTTATATCTGCTCTGGTAACTTAATTCGTCATGCACAAGAACAGGGAATTTACGTTGTGCTAATTGATAGTGAAAACGCACTTGACGAATCTTGGCTTCATGCACTTGGAGTAGACACCAGTGAACAAAAGCTGTTGAAACTTAATATGGCCATGATTGATGACGTAGCTAAAACTATTTCAGAATTCATGAAGTCATACAAAACACTTGCACCAGACGACAAGCCCAAAGTGCTTTTTATTATTGACTCACTTGGTATGTTGATGACTCCAACTGACGTAAATCAGTTTGAATCCGGTGACATGAAAGGTGACATGGGTCGCAAGCCCAAAGCACTAACTTCACTTGTTCGTAACTGTGTTAACATGTTTGGTTCACAAAACGTTGGATTAGTAGCAACTAACCATACTTACCAATCGCAAGACATGTTTGATCCAGATGATAAAATTTCAGGTGGTCAAGGATTCGTATATGCATCTTCTATAGTAGTAGCTATGAAAAAGCTAAAACTAAAAGAAGACGAAGACGGTAACAAGATCACTGAAGTAAGAGGTATCAGATCAGCATGTAAGATCATGAAAACTCGTTATGCTAAGCCGTTTGAAAGTGTGCAGATTAAAATCCCATACGAAACAGGTATGAACCCTTATAGCGGTCTTCTTGACATGATTGAAGCAAAAGCTATGGTAACTAAAGAAGGTAACTCGTTAGTATATAAGTCTAATGATGGTACTATCATCAAAAAGTTTCGCAAAGGTTGGGAACGAAATGACGATGGATGTTTAGATATCGTTATGAGTGAGTTTTTAACTCGTGCTGAAAAAACTGACCCAGAAGAAGTTATTGAAATACAAGAAGAACAATAAATATAACTTTTAAAGGAGCCATTATGAATTTAGATATTGTTACTGAAATTTGGGCAGCAATGAAGCCATTGTTTGCAACTTCTGATAGACCTGAAGCAGCCGAAACATTTGTAAATGTTTTGATTGACAATGATTTTGATCCTAAAGACTTGAAAAAAGCATTTAAAAAAGATGGAAACATTGTTAATGCTCTTGGTCTATATGAAGTAGACGATCTTGACTTGGAAGTAGAAGAAGACGAGTATGGCTACGATGATTATGACGACAACGATGATGAGGATGAAGACAACTATTAATGACTTGGTATAATCGTGTAACTAATGATCTTTCTCAACTACCTGATTTTATTTCATATTATGAAAATCAGTTAGCACAGGCAAAGAAAGAAGTAACGATCTACGGCAATGTTGAAAAGAACATTGCCGCATTACCCGGCATAACTGAGTTACGTTTTAATCATTTACAAGAAGTTGAAGCAGTACTTAATTACCTTAATATTCAACTACGAAAAATACGTAGGAAACATTTTCAAAAATACTTAGAAGCTTACAATCGTGCATTAACTTCACGAGATGCAGAAAAGTATACCGATGGTGAAGATGAAGTAATTGAGTACGAATTAATAATAAACGAAGTAGCTTTATTGAGAAATAAGTTTTTAGGTATACTTAAGGGCTTAGAAGCCAAACAATGGCAAATGGGTCACATCGTAAAACTAAGAACGGCTGGTATGGAAGATATCAGTATTGGATGATTGTAAATGTGCCTGCTTTAGTTTCAACTAAAGCAGTGCAACTTTCACACCAGTCTCCATCATTCATGTAAACTACTCCGTCAAAATTCTTGATAGTCGCATGATGAATGTGACCGCAGATTACACCATCGTATCCTTTCTTTTTACAATACGTTGACATTTCTTGTTCAAAGTCACCTATGTATGTAGCAGCCGCTTTTGCTTTCTTTTTTAAAAATTTAGCTAAACTCCACGGCGGTCTGTTAAATATTTTTCTCACACCATTTACCAATCGGTTAAGATATATTAAACCATCGTATGCTATATCACCCAAATGCATGACAAATCTGCCGCTGCGCGTTCTCATTAAATGATCAAATATATCACCATGAGTAACTAAGTATCGTTTACCATCAGTACCTATGTGGTCTATTCTGTTATATACTGGTACATTACCTATTTTAACATCAGGTATTGATCTAAGAAACTCGTCATGATTACCGGTAATGTATATAATTTCGGTTGTCTTAGATAACTTGATAAGTTTTTTTAGTATTATATTATGTTTGTTAGGCCAATACCACTTTTTCTGCAATCTCCAACCGTCTATTATATCTCCTACTAAGTACAATTTTTCTGTTTGTAGATTTGATAAAAAAGACAAAAGCTTTTCAGAGTTGCAGTGTTTAGAACCCAGGTGTAAGTCTGATATAAAAACTGATTTATAACCAGTATTTGTTTCCATCTAAGTTCTTCCAATAAGATTCATTATTTCTGTTAATAAAGTTTTTTATCAAATACCAAGTCATACCAAAGTATCCCATCTTTTTAAATCTTCTACTATCTTGACCAAAATAATGATTGGCTATCTTAAACTTTTTAACATCATATTTTTTAGATAAATGAAAATCTTCTGATGTAGGATACTTTTCAGGAAAGCCTCCCAACTCATAAAACTTTTCAGTACGAGTTAACATATACGCACCAACTGCAAAAGGTATAAAGTTAGACATTATTTTATTAACAATATTAAAAATGCTAAAACTAACCTTAGCAACGTGATCATTATCATAGCACTTTATACTTAATCCAATCAAGTCTAAGTTTTCTTTTTCTAATAGTGCTACCGTGTCGCTAATAACCAAATTATTAAAAAACCTAACATCACTATCTATGAATAAGATATAGGGAGTAGTTACAAGATCGGCTCCATTGTTTTTGGCTTTGGACACGGGACCTCCCTCTATAACTACTACATCTAAGTCCTTTTTGTTTTCTTCTATAACTTGTCTAGTATTATCAGTTGATATGTCAGCTATAATTATTCTAACATCATGAATACCTATTTGCTCATGTAATGAATTTAGCAGGTGAGCTATATATTTTTCTTCATTTTTGCAAGGTATTACTATGGTTAGTTTATCTTTTAACATTATATTTCGTACCCTAATGTGATACCGAAAGTTCTTGGCGCGTTAAAGTTACCATAAGTACCCAACACATTGTCATTTGATGGATCACTTCTAAAAACAAAATGACCATCTAACATATTTCTTACCCACAATTGTAAGCTTAGACTTTCAGCATTAATAAAGTTATTTATAGATACGCTTGCATTTACGATAAATGATCCGTCATTTGGTAAATCAAATTCAGAAAATGAATATGAAGGATCAGACTTATTCGCACTCAAATGTGTTTCTACTGTAAACTTGTCAAGTGCTAATGTATGATTTGCTCCCAAGTTCCAAACATTTTCAGGTGTATATACAATAAACACTGGTTGAGGTAAGTTTTTAAACGGATTAATTGTAGCAGGTACTGATGTAGTTGTATACGTATACGCTGCTGTTACTTCTAAATTTTCAGTTACTAAGAATGTTCCATCAAGTTCGATACCTTGAATTTCAGTAATCCCCGGAGCATTCATAGTTTCTAATGTGTGTCTAGAAGACTTAGAAACAGGATCAAATACTACTTGACTAAAGTCAACTTGACTACCAGTTCTTTCCATCGTGTAAGCAGCAAAGTTAATTCTAGCACGATCTAATTGCGCTTTTACACCTAACTCATATGAAATATTATCTTCAGGTCCAAATGAGCGATAAGTTGCTGAACGTGAACTAGCACCACCAGAACGATAACCAGTAGCGTATTTCACATAAGCATTGATACCATCAGTAACATCAAACGCAACGATTGCTAAAGGATTAAATCTTT